CTTTTAGCTACTTCATAGAGTGTGTATATTATTCCTACCCAGCCTAAAACTGAGAAAGCTTTGCTTACAAAAATTGCAGTCACGGATGCTGCAACTCTAATTGTCGACATTGCAGCTTTCCACTGAACTTCGATGTATTTAAAAGTTAGTGACATTGTCTTACCTGTCTGTACCCATCTAGCACTAACTTGGCCTGTAGCTACATTATTTGCTATTTTAATATCGTCAAGCATCATACGAAAGGCCATGCGCTCTTCTTGGGTCATACGCTTCATTATTTGCTTATGCTTAGTAGCAGCAATTTGCATATCATCAACCATTTGATTCGTTATGTCTTTAGAATCTTTGCTTAAAGCCTTGAAAGGGTTATTCTTTCCTCTCATACTAATATTCTTTGAGGCTAGAGCTCCTCTTGCATCTCCGGCTGCAAGATTTTTATATTCTCCAGCCTCATCCCTACTCAATAGTTTAGCAGTTTTTGCTGCTTTTGAATACTGTTCAAGTTCCATCTTTGCAGATCTAAAAGACTCTTTGGAGGCAGTTGCTAGATCTTTTGTCTTTTCAGTTAGATTTTGTAGCCCAGGAATAGCGGCCTTTAAAGGGCCTGATACCAATAAAGCAAGCGCGGCGCCTGCAAGTTTAGGGCTTTCAATAAGTACGTTTGCAAAAGGCCCCGCTACGGCTGCAGCAAATCCTTTTACCGTAATTAAAATATCATCAAAAGCTTTTCCAAGTTTATTGAAGTTATTCGGAGCTACTTGTGTGATTTCTAGTATTCTGCCGAACTTATCCTCAGCCTGAGTTAACACTTCGTTTGTTACAGCTTGAGATCTTTGAAAACTATTCAACTCTCCACTAGTAATATTCATCTGCTTTTTATAGTTATCGAATGCAGTCTCTAGTCTAAGAATAATACCAAGTTCATCCAAGAGTTCTGGCTCGGCTTTAGTTACACCGCGAACTAAGCGGTTAAAAGAATCTGTGACGTCTCTTCCAAGAATAATAGAAGTAGACTTTGCTGCGGCACCTAAACGAGTTAATTGGTCTGCACTTAGTCCTGCAGCAACCCCTATTGCAGAGGCACTTGAAGCATCCTGAAAGGAAATCTGAGCATCTGTAGCAGCAATGATATCATTAGTAAGAGTTCTCATTGCTATACCAGTTGAAGCGGCATAGGCAGTTTGACCAGCCTGAAGAGTTTGTAGATTACCTGCATCTTTTAAAAATTGGAATGCAGCAGATATAGCGAATAATTGAGCAGCTAAAGTAGCATAGGCAGGCACAAGACCCCCCGAGATCCCCTGTGCCATTTTAGAAAAGTTTTTAGTGCTATTAGAAGAAGCTTGTGCTGCACCTTTTAGTCTACGATCAACCGTACCTACTTGCACACCCGCAGCTTGTGCAGCATCTGCGAGTTGTTTCTGACTAAGTGCTACTTTTTTAGTAGTACCTTTGTCGTCAATAACAACATCAATATATATCTTATTTCGTTTAGCCATTATCCGCTTACATTATGGGCGAAATTCTTACCTCCGCCTCCTGCCGCTTGACTTTTTCGTTCTTCGGCTTTTCGTCTTCTTTCAGCTTTTTCAGCTGTATACCGTACTTTTATATTTTCATATACCTTACAAAAGTATACTATCTCTTTACGCTCGTCTACTACATCGTAAGTGTCAAGCAAGAAATTAACCGAGGACCATTCTTTACCTAAATAAGATCCTGACATTCCATCCCACCTATCAGATAATAGATCATAAATATATAGAGCCGATTGTACTTCTACAGGAAATGCACTTATCTCTATAGGTAACTTATCTGGATCGGGTTCTTGTCCTAGCTGTTCACAAACAGCATAATATTTATCTATATCTATTACACTGTCTGCTTCTCTCGTATATCTTTCAAGTAACGAGACTATTCTTGTTACTTGTTCTGAGTAAAATTTTCCAAATCACCCACTGTTTCAGTAACCCAAGTATCAAATGTTCCGGAATTCTTCATTAATAATTCTGCGTTTTCTTGAGTAAAGTCTAAGTCCGCGTTAGGATCTTGCTGACTGATATCTACTAGTAGTAATTCTTCTAAATATGAGTACTTAAATCCTTTCCAGTTTTTAATTACAGCTTTAACATACTCATGTAGAAACCTATCATCATCTAGGATTTCTTCTGGTTGCCGGGTTCTTTTATCAAATTTTGTAGTTAGACATTTTTTCCTAAGCTTTAATAGCTCTTCTCGGGCTAAGTAGCATAAGTCTACTGTCATTCCTGGACACCCAGGAAATTCAATAGATACGGTCTTACTAGGGGTCATTAAACTAGCAAGAGAAATTGGCGCTTTAACATTATCTGTCATTAAATAGTTCCTTGTATAAGTAGAAAGTAAATTGATTTTTCTTATCACATAGTATAAAGTATACCAGGAGAAAAGTCAAGAAAAATTTTTGGAGGGTGAAGTAAATAAAAGGGGCTGAACGCCCCTTTTACTTACTTATTTTATAAAGTATTAACTATTACTCCCCAAGGTATGTAATAGTAATTTCATCTGCTGAGTCTAAGCTACTAGGTAACGCATGGAACGTAGTTTCTACTGAAATAACATCCTCAATACTATGTGCGGGCACTTCTAAGTGACACCTAGGCATGCCTATAGTGCATGAAGGAGCTCCTGCCCCACCAATGCCAAAAGTAACACTCATTTCATTAGTAACCACAGTATTTGCTGCAAGAACGTCTTGGAACAGCTGAGCACTAGAATCTCCTTCTGCATCTAAGTAACAAGTAAAACTACCAGAGATAGCTCTAGACCCTGTAATGTGGCCAAGGGGCTGATTAATAGAGCATAAAGTTTCCGGAGTTAAAAATGTTAAGTTATTCTCAATCGTTAAACTACCGCCTGTAAGAACCAAACTATAAGTTGTATTCCCGCCGCCTAGGTCACCAACTACTGCCAAACTAGTTAGTCGATTTCTAATGAAGTTTCCATTACTATCAATGCCAGTAGTAATAAGATTATTAGACCCGCCGCCAGTTACGTCTGGCCAGCCGCCCGAGCCTTCTGCTACATCTGTTTTATCTTCTACTAGGGAACCAAAGCCTGCCCAGGTAATTTGAGCAATACCTTCAATATCAAAATCGATGGAGGCAGAGTTAGTAACAGCATTACTAATTTTATATACCGTTTGACCTGAAGCCTCCGAAAAAGACGCACTTGCAGGATCAGTAGCGCACGCCCCAAGAACCATCCATAAAGTAAAAGTACCTAAAGTGGTTTTGTTAGAGCTCGTGAAGTCAAATACAGTAGTGTTTGCAGTAGCTTTAGAAACCCCCTCTGTAAAAGCACCCGTAGTATCCGTGTACGCTTGATTGCCAGAAATCATGTTAGCCCAAAGAGCCTCTTCGATTGCTCCTAAACCCCCAGCTCCATCTGCTCCACCGTTAGGTCGAATATACGTAGTAAAGCTCCATTCTGCGGGAGCATAAGAGTCAGTAAACATTTGTCTAGCGCGTCTTGAGATACCCGCAGCATTGGCCGCCTCGTTTAGTGTAATTTCAGATGCGTTAGTTGCTTGAGAGAAAGAAAATCCATCAAGGATTGGTAACTCCCAAACGTCATTGCCCATCTGTAAGTATGCTTTAGTATTTCTACTAAATTGTAATACTGATGCCATAGTTGTAATCTCCTATGAAACTTGAAAAGGCTTGAACTTGAATATTTATTCGTGTCAGCATTTTCTAATAACGAACCTCAATGAGCAGTTCTCCAACTCCGTAAGGCTCTAATACTCCTTCATCAGTATCTATACTGATGACTGAGATTTGATGAGTATATTGTATAGACCCCAGTTTATCAAGGTATTCTAATCTAGAGTTAGTTTCTATAACTGTCTCTACGTCTTCGAGAAGTTTATCTAATGCAGATACAGCATCTTCTTCTCTAACATAGCATCGTACAATAACAGCTAAGTACCTATCTCTATATCCTCCACCTTGATACTCTCGTCGTTCAGATCCTGCATTTAAATGAATAGCGGGGAAGTCTTCAACTTCGTCCCAAAATTTCAATCTATACGTTAGTATAAAACTCTCCTGTACCATCTATAGTTTTAAGTGCAATCACTAATGCTTCTACAATAGACTGTCTTCTCGTTGCGTATTGGCGTGGGTATGCCATTATACCCTCCTAGTGTAAAATCTGCCTATGGCAAATTGTGCCGCAATCTCTCTAATTGAAAGATCAATAATCTTTCGCGGGTCTCTATCGGGGTCCTGTTCAAAAACTTCGTAAGGATTTCTTCTGTAGCTATATCCTATACTGGGGAAGCCTTTTGCAGTTTGTGTAATATCTGTTACATTAACACTACTGGCGAATCTACCCGAAACGTAGTTTAGTCTAGGGGATCCCATATTATTTGCAACTACTTTTGGAAGTTGCTGATTTAAAATACCTAACATCTCCAAAGGACTACTAGAAACTCCTTTTGTTCTGCCAGCGACGGGAGCCTTCGCTTTAGACTTTTTAACTCTTTTAATTTTAGTTCTTCCGCCTGTCATTTGTTTAACGGAAGATTTTGCTTTAGTTCTCACCCTGCCTTTTATTTTCTTTTTAGGGTCAATCATAGCTAAACTCTGTTCTGTGAGTTCTTCGATAATACTAGGAGAACCTTTCAAATTTGCTATATTCTCAAAGCCTGGGCTAGACGTAAGATCAAAAGAAGCGTCTGTAACTACTTTTCTAAATAAATCCCCTACCATACCGGCTAGTCTACCTTTAAATTGGTTTATATCTTTTGGCTCAAACTCTAGCTCTAAAGTGCCTTTAATCCCTGTTAGTAAATGTACGTCTTTAGTGTATTGTGATTTTACATTATACCCTGAGTTAATAGAGTTCTCTAATTTATCAAGTATAGTATCCCACGCATCCTCACCTTTTTCTGTTAAACTATCAATTTCTTTTGCTACAAAATATAGAGCTTTTACAGAGTCCCTTCTTGGGTCGCCCTTATCCATAGCGCTTAATGTAGCAGATAAAGAAGCTCTAAGAACACTTATATTTTTATGCCCCAACTCCTGACCTTCCGCTATTTCAGGAAATAATTTTTTTAAAGTATATGCTTGTTGTTTAAAATTAGCTCTACCAAATTCTGAGTGAGATCTATTGTTAACAGAGGCTGCCGTTCTAAGGGCGCTTCTAGGTTGGAACGTTTGACCTTCAAATTTAAAAGTATTAGCACCCGCCTTATGCGCTTTATTAGCCGCAAGTGTAAATTCTTTAAATCTCTTTACAAATTCTTCTTGTAATTCGAATTTTTGTCTTATCAGCTTATTTTGGTCAATAGCTCTTCGCCAGTATTTAGCTCTAATATAGCGACCCCCTATCATTTGGGCAACTAGCTGATTTAAAGTTTGCGTAGCCATTAAAAATTCTTATATAGGTCTAAGACTCTTTTTATATGATCTGGAAATGCTGGGTTGTTTGCATTCCCCCCAGAGCGAGCATTTTCAATACTAGCCCCTTGCAATGTTTGTCGTTGCTTATGTTCATCTTTCAAGTAGTATGTAACTAAATCTGCTACTGCTAATAGTAAATCAGCAGGAGTAGCTGCATATCCAGCACTATAAGTGACTAGTACGGATCCTGGACCTTGGGGCCAGTATTGGTACTTCGTAGGAATACGTATAACACTATCTGTTTTAGTATCTAAATAATATTCGTTAGAGTCTAAAATAGAGTAATTTTCTGTAGGACGCCTCCTTTCTTGAATTTCAACTATTGTGTTAACAGGACTTTCAGTAAGTTGAAGAAAAGTAGAATCCCATGTTAAAGAAAAGTCTTCTACTTTGTTCACTGTAAAATAGTCAAGAATAGAGTTACCACAGTAAGTTTTTACTAATTGACTCACAGAAGGAATGAAAATTTCCAGCTTTACATCTTCTTTCGTTGATGATATGCCTTCAATTTCTTTATATTTATCTATAGTAATTAAATCAGTCATAATATATAGTCAATTAGTAAAAACTTGGGGGGACAATAGTTGTCCCCCGAAGTAAAAAGTTAATTTTAGTTTTAAGCTGAAGCGTTAAAAATTGCTTTAGTAACAGCAGCTTTACCACCAGTTGAGGCAAACAACTCATCAAAGCCCAAGTGTTGCGTAGCAACAAGCACTCGACGCTGTGCAGAGACTTCATAGTCTTGCTCAACAGTGATTCCACGAAGACGTGGAATAATGAAGTTAGAGGTGTTAACACAAAGTGCACCCCCAAAAGTATCTTCAACATCAGCGCCCATGTTGTCAGAAAGTACAACAGGAGAACCATACACACGACCAACTTGACCAGTCAAACGCACAGCCAAATCAGAACCGACTTCATCAACAGTTTGGAAGTCAGGATCTTCTAAGAGGTCATAGTATTTATCTTGAGAAACAATATAAACTACATCTTGAGGGTTTAAGCCATAAACACCCATATTTCGACGGCACTTAACAAGCACATCAGCGCTGAAAGTAAGGTTAGCAGCAACTTGTGCACCCCAGCTCGCGCCGGCAGCAGCCATAGCTTTCAAACCACTGATATTTCCGCCGTTACCGCCAATAATGGCACTATCAACAGAACGAGCATGTGAACGTGCGATACCAGCAGTCAACATAGGCATAATGTTAATCAGTACTTTCTCATCGATATAGTTATCGAGGAAAGAAGTAGAGATCAAACGATCTACTTGAACAACCTTTTGCTTTGCTTCGTAAGTATTGTTAGAGTTATCACGGTTAGCGATATCACTACCAGTACCATTGTCAGCAGCATCACGTGCATTGCCCCACTTAGCCAAATTAGTATCAGTCTGAAGCGGCAATACTGTAGATTGACTTTCGACCTGCATTTCTTTAAATAAAGAAGCAGTACGTAGCTCTAACATGATTTCCTTTTCGATTTGAGTAGAAACTACTACATCGATACCTGGATCATTTTGTCCGCCCGTAGCTGTGTAAGTAACACCAGCTTTTTCAAGAACAGACTTACCATAGTCGGTGTTAAAGCCTTTGCCAGTGATAACACCAACAAGATGAGCTTGCATCAATTCTTTAGCATGCGGCTCAAGACCTTGCTTAGAAGAACGATCAGCAAAAACGCCTTTTGATTCACGCATTTTAGTGATTTCTTCTTCTTTTTCTAAGAGTTCTTTTTGAAACTTAGCAATAACTTCAGCTTGGTTAGCCTCTGAAGAAGCCATTTTTGCTTCAAAATCAGCCATCAATCGTTCAGCACCAGACTCTACACCGGAAGTAATAGCAGATTTAACTTGCTCTTCTTGTGCTGCTTTAGCATCTGCTTCTTGTGCTGCTTTTTCTGCAGCTTCTTGTGCTGCTTCTTGTTCAACAGCTTTAACCTCGGCTTGCTTCATTGCAATTTTAGCAGCGGTTTCTTCCGCTACCTTTTTAGCAAAAGCTTCCAAGTCAATTTCTGAGTTTTTAACGTCAGACATTTCTATCTCCTTTTGTGCGCTTTGCGCGGGTTCCGGTGTGTCACTAGCTACGCTAGAAGTATTAACTTCGTCTTTAGCCAGAGACTGACCGGCTAGATCCACACTATTTTTAAAAAAAGTTTTTTTGAATTCATCATATTCATCAATAGAATCAAATGATTTCGCTAGCGAAAAAGTAGCTGCCTGATTGCAAGGTACGGAAACTACCGATACCTCGAACAACTCAGCGTCCTTAATCTGTAATCCATCGGTTTCTTCTAGGTAATCCGCATCCTTGACTCGGAAACCAACAGAAAAAGCTCCAAGAATGCCTTCCTTAATCAACATAGCTACATTATCAGGAGCAGACTTACTTATTTTCGCTTTAAGTTCCAAACCATTGTCTGTAACTTTAAGACCAGTAGCACGCCCGATCGGTTTATTGTAGTCGTGATTAAACAAAATTATAGGGTTTTTCTCAAAATTATGAAGGCCCCCTTTAGTCCAAGCGCTCGCATCAATTATATCATTTGCACGATCAGTATCATTTGTACTTGCCATTCCACAAATGTGAACGCCGTCGTCATCTTCGCTTAAAGATTTAAACGTAGATGTAAAATTAAAAATCTTATTCATCATCTTTCTCCACCTTCTTACTAGCAGTAAATCGCTTAGTAGGAGCAGGCTTAGCTGGAGCTTTTTTAGGAGCAGGCTTAGCTGGAGTCTCCGCAGGAGTATGAGCAATGCTAGCTTGATCATATACCAAAGGGTGTCTCCTAATAAGAGCAGTTAATACTCTTGCCCACCTACCATTAAAAATTTGAGCTAATTCTCTTCGTGTCATAGGACCACTAGTCCCTAGGGCTAGATACTCGTCATATGTAATAGGTTTTGTTACACCATGCTGAATAAAATGAGCATAGAGTTTGTCTAAGGACGCAGTTGTTTGTCGTCTAGTAGCCATTATTAATTTTCCTCGTCTTGTGTTACAGGTCTTCCGCCTTCTGACGGGTCTACTGCACTTCCCGCAATGTTTGCGGGTACTCTTAGATCATCATATCCTTCTACTTTTTCAAATCCTAGATGTTCTCGTGCCTCATTAGGAGAGATAATGCCAGTATTGACTAAGGAAGAATAATATTGAGCTGAATCACGCAGCTCTGGTTGTAATGCAGGTATATTAGTTGCATCTTCTGTTATTTCGAATCCAAAAAATCTTTCAAAAGCAAAGTTAATTTTGCGAACTATAGGAAGTATAGTTTCTAGATAGTATAGTCGCATATTTGGACGAAGATTAGCATTGTTGCCAGAATCTAGTAAAATAGGGGGTACACCTAAAGCCTTTAAAATAATTTTTTCATTTTCAGAAATAGCAGACTGAAAATCTAATTCTTTAAAGTTTACATTTGAAATTGCATCAATCTCAATTCCTCCATCTAAAATTAAGGGACGTCGGCCTCCTGCATCAGGTCTGTACCTTTGCTGCCAAGAGGCTAACATTCTCTCTTTAATTTTCTCCGATAGAGTGTTAGGGCTTTTTAATACTAATCCTGGTACTGCTCCATTTTTAAAAAAATTATCTTGAAAGTCCCGCATAGACTTAGTTAATACCATAGTACGTAAAGCAGGCTTCAGTCTAGAAATACCTCTATAGATAGAATAGAAAGAATTGTCTTTAATGTGAATAATTTCATTTGGGTTATAGCGAACATTTTCGTTGAATGTGTAGTGGTCTACATAAGTAGTCTCACTAGAGTGTATAATCATTTTGCTAGCGGGTAGATGATACATGTGTACGCCATCAAAATAAATAAATATATTGCCGTCTAATAAAAAGTCTGTAACTAGATTTCTCTTAAAGGAGCTAATATCCTGAAAAAGGTTGGGTTCTTTATTCAACAGCAAAGTCAGCTTGGCTCTTTTTACTCCCTTATAAGGATTATTAATAGGGATGGGCGGGCCAACCTTGGTAGTAATCTCAGACACATCATCAACTATCATATTTACTCCTCTATTGACAATTTCTAATTGCTCATAGGCGAGCTCATAGGAATATGTCATTTCACGTGAGGATTCTATTTTATGATCGTAGTATGGCTGAGCAGGATTAAGTTTTTCTTCAACCTCTTCCCGACCAAGAATTTTATTATACCAAGCCATTTTTTTCTCTTTGAATCTCTACCCATCTCTGCTGCTTTTTTGCCGTGTGCAGAGGGGGATTTCTACCGTATATACTATGTAACTTTAAATGGTGCATGTGGCAAATAGTTACAGTATAATCGTATAATTCTTCAATGTGTTCATTAATAAACTCATCTCTAAACTCTCTTATATCTTCTTCGAAGTACCCTTTTTCCTTCATCCAACCTTGTAATAGAGGGCTAAGGCTGTAAAAATGATGAAAATCTAATTTTACAGTATCCCCGCAAATATAACACTCCGAGCCTTTATCATATCTAGCTTTGGCTTTATCTCGAATATATTTTATCGGGTCTCTTTTTAATTTCTCCATTTTATAAAATACCAATTTTTACTTCCGAAATTATAACGTGTACCAGGTACATTGTCAACTACTATTTTTAAGCAGGTGCTCATTAAAACCCCGAATTGCTAGTTTCGAATGAATAGAGAGCATACCTTATAGCATCCGACATATGAGAAGCCCTATTATGCTTAGGTTTTTCTCTAAGTAAATTAGGGTTAGGGTCCCACTGGTACTGGTCTAAAGCAGCTAAGGACTCTAAACATTTTTGAGATACTAATAAGTTATCATTATCTACTATAGCTGCTACATGTGATATACCATCTAATAATGATTTTTTTGCATTAATAGTACTAATATCATAATTCTGTGCAAAATCAAATCTAGTTTGCTGAGCAGCTGAATCTATATAAATATAATCAATATCCCACTTTTGAATTAATTGCTGAATTTCAATAGCATGCTGCTCTGTAGTTTTTTCAGCGTCCATATATTCGTCTAGTAGGTAATATTTCTCTTCGTCCCAATCATATCCTATAACGCAAAAAGCAGTAGGATCCCTGTACCCTACGTCTAATCCAGCAAAAACATCCATATATCTAGTATTAATTCCCTCTAGATTTACTGTACAGTTTTCATAATCGAATTTCCAAACCTGACCCTCGTAAGTATTAAAGTCTGCCTCATACTCCTGTCTAAATTCTGCATCAGACATACTTTTTCGAGCTTCGTTAATATCACTCTCTGTCATTCTGGGGTTATCTAGATAGGTAGCCTTTACGGAGGCCCACTCTAAGAACTCATCATTGTACCCTCTATCAAAAAATTCTGCGAACCAATTGTTACGACCCCGAGGGGTAGAAATAAACAAAGCTTTAGAGTTGTCTTTATCAAGAGTGGGCCGAAGTGCGACATTAAAGGCATCCCTGCCATCTGCTAACGCTGCTTCGTCAAATATAATAAGGTCGTAACTTCGACCCACGCATGAATCAACTTGATTTACAGACCCCATTCTAATAGTAGAGCCGTTTGATAGTTCTATAACTTTGTCTTTTGCGTTGTCTTTTGTAACCTCGAGATCAAAGTGTTTTATAAGGTTTCTCTGTAAATCAAAAGAAATTTGAGATAGAGCATAGTTAGGAGACATAATTAATATATTAGAGCTAGGGACTAAAGAAACTAATTGCCCAATAATATTAGCTATATAAGTTTTACCCTGACGCCTAGAAACAGCTGCGCAAACAAATCGATACTTAGGATTATTTATAGCATTAATAATTGCCATTTGTGAGGGTAATGCGGACACCCCCAACATCTCTAAATAAGGATCTATTGGCAGTTTTAGAAACCTAGTTGTTTTTTCGAGTTCAACTATTGAGTCTGTTATTACATCCTGTCTACTGACCTGTACTGTCATTTTAGTTATCTCTTTTTATTTTATATAGTTATATAGCTATGCTATCACTTATTGACATAATTGTCAATATATATTTTTGAACACCTTTAGGCATACCTAGGTGTTTACCATTTGACCTTATTAGCCCAGTAAGCTGCGGAGAGTTTACCCTTTGCTATATTACGAGCATGACGAGCCTTAAAAGATCTTCGCCTAGCCGCGTAAGAAGCACTTTCCCCTTTCTTTTTAGGGGAACCACTAACTCCTTGCTGACCAAAGCGTATTGTTTTAACTTTGGTACCTACTTTAGCAACAACTACATGAGACTTTTTAGGGTGTTTTGGAGTTCTTTTTGCTTTATTAAATTTACTTACTCCGGCTCTTTTTAATGCAGGGTGTTTCTTTTTAACGCTTCTTTTTTTTCTTGCCATTTTTCTTTTTCCTTTTTTTAAACCCCGCCTTCATAAAAGAGTAGGCTTTAGCAGATATAGTAGATTTCTTTTTAGACCTACTTATTCCTTTCTTTTTTCTACGATTTATATTTGCGTACAACCCCCGAGAAGCCATCTATTTTCTCCTTTTTTTAGTTTTACGTTTTTTCTTTTTACCACAAGGTTTTCCATTATGATATTTATTAAGTAAGGTCATTAAAAAATGTTTCCTTTACCAAAGTCAATATTATTACCGATATTAATATTAACATCACTAGTAGTAACAGCTTTGGGCTTTGCTTTTTCTATAAAACATTCACAAGGTGCGCAAGCACACGTTTCACATAAGGCTTCCTCAGTGGGATGCCCCGCATATTCTTTCGCAGCCTCTTCAGACTTAAAAAATACAGTGGAGCCCTTACCATCTGATACATGCCATCTATTTCTAATTTTTTGAATATTTTTCATATCAAAGTCCTTATTCACTTATCAGCAATTCATAACTGCCGATTCCGCCCCCAAATATGGGGAATATAACAAAATCGCTCTCAATACCAAATTCAGTCTTTCCACTTGAGTCTTGAAAGAATACAAGATTTGAAAGCTCTTGTGTAAATATAAATGTTTGTGCCACCCTTGGTTGAGTAATTGTTGTAAAATACGATATTCTATCTAGTCCTATAATTATATCTATAGTACCAAAATCTACCGTTCCTAGAGTTAGAGTCTCAAAATTATTATTTTCGATAAGTATTGTTATATCTACAGAGCTAAATTGAGTTGGTATTGTGAAAAAATATCTATCGAATCCTGTAGTTATGGAAGTTTTACTAGTATCTAATATTGCATTATTATTAATTATATCCTGTCCAAACTCCCCGCCTAAGTAAGTATTAGAGTTTTCAATTTGAATTTGAAGTTCGTCAGAAACTAGAGTATTTGTAAAATTTCTTTCATATGTAGGCTGAACTTTAGTCTCTATTAGTACTCTACTCTGTAGAGGAGAGGGGCTAAAAAATTCTCTTGAAGACACGGCTACCCTTAAGTTTTGTAGCTCTGGGCTTTCTCCTATAGGTATAATTGGACGAAGTACTGTAAAATCTATACTGGTAGGCTCTCCAATATGAGTAGCTCGATGAGATATATCAATAGGCACAGGAATACTAGCTATTGGTAAGTAATCGTATTTAAGTTTGTTTGAGCCTAATTGATCTCCAAGCCAAGGTCCCTTTATCTCAAATTTAACAGGTTGTAGCATTATAACTTTTCCAAGATCTGGTTCTGGAGCTTTAGAGACGTCATAATCGACGGCGGGAGTAGTAGGAAGATCTAACTGCCCGAATATCTCTATTCCTGCTTGCTGATTATCACTTAAAATATTAGTGTTTTGATCTTCATTATTTTCCCAGCTTCTAAGTATTTGCTGGTACTGTCCTGTAGGCTCTGCTTCTGGGTCGAGCAATATATCAGAAGTATCCCAAGTATCCGCTATAGTTATTTTAAAGAAACTCATATAGAGGTTCTGACACATTGCTTCACGATCTTCAACAAAAGGGCTTATATTCCAGGATAAATAAGTATCTTTATTCTGATCATAGTTAGTTATTCCAGAATTTGCTGAACAGATCTGTTCCATAGTAGTCTTTAACTCAAGATTCTTAGAGAAAAAATAATGTAGGCCTGTTTGAAGGTCTAGAATATAGATAGTCTTAGCTATTTTAGAGTTTGTAACAGGCGGGAAAAAATCATCTATATCTGATACAGTCGCCTCATCAAAGACAGCCATATTATTAAAAGGGTTATTACTATCCTCTATAGCCCTTATATCAGAAGTCTGTACTCCTGTACTTAGGAGGCATGCAGAGCTTTCTCTCTCAACCTGACCAGTATCTCTAACTCTTCGCCTTAGTTGAGCCCTCCCATCATGATTTAAATCTGGGAAAGATTGAGGCACATCCCCTAATCGAGGGATAGGAATTCCAGAAAACGTAGTAGACATACCTATGATAGCATCGAATGTAAAAGGATAGTCTCCCTCGTGGGATGAGGTATTAGTAGTTTTCAAATGATCAAAAGCTACTCTAAGGTACCTACTCCTCATAGCAGCTCCAGGAATTTTTACCCCCATACCATGATCTTGAGGGTAAGTTGAAGTATTACCAATAAAAAGTACTCCATATTGTCCAGATTCCTCTGTATTAAAGCCGTACCCAGTACCAAGATATTGTCTCGAAGGCCGCGCCCCTGGATTCTGACGAGACATAGTGTACTCTAGTCCTCCTACAATACTACTAGGCCTAAGTAAAGGCTCTACTGCAAATTGAATATTATCATATAGAAGGGATACAGGACCATCCTGCCACGAATAATCTCCATTAGGATAAGTCGTACCAAAAATGTCTGCATTATTAGTCAATTCTACTATTCTATAATACTCTGTAGTAGTTCCTACTGCTGCACTTGGTACGTACCCTGAAGGCTGTGGATTTGCTGTTTGAGCCCACGTTGCGTCATAAGAAACAGATATATTTACACTTGGGGGAAATGATTGCGTAATATCAGGGGGTATCAATTCTCCATCCATAACCTGAATAGTTGCTAAACCTCGAATAGCTTCTGGGGACGTAAAATCTAAGACCGAGAAACTTACAAATCTAGTAGGATCCTTCTGTGTAATAATATCAGAGTACTGATTATTCCAAGCAGTATAAGATACATCTGCAAAAACGTCTCTTACATTTACTAAAGACTCTCCTGACTTAAAAACATAAGGAGAAAATACTCCGTGACGAGCATAGCCAGAGCCAATTGAGGTAGTGTCGAACTCTACCTCAATTGGGGTCTGAATACTTGCGGAACTAAGCACATTAATCTGAGCTTCAGTGGTGGAATAAGAATTAATAAATCTAATAGAACTTATTCCAGTAACTACTTCTGTACTACTAAACTCTGTCTGAACTGATTCTCTCGCCTCGGGACTTGGAACTACTAATATCGTAGTTTCCGTATTATTCCAAGTATTTGGGCGATCAAGAGCTGACGGAGCGTATTGCTCCGTCAGAATTTCGATTTGAGTTATTACTTTAGAAGTAGCTACTGAAATAGTCATTTATTAAATATCCACACTTGCAGTAATGTTAGAGAATCCTGCACTATTAATAAATATATCAACATCGATAGGGTCAGCTGCACTCGTGGTAACAGTAGTAATAGTAGTACCTCCAGTGAAAGTCATACCAGTTCCTTCAATTAGCAATTTAACATCTGTAGAAATTCTAGCCCCTTGTGCATTGTACGCACTAACTGCTACCGTACTCGCAATCTGTGCTCCTGCGTACGTGTAGCTAGTAGCAGCCGGAGTTACTGTTACAGTAAGAGGTAAACTAGGTGTTAGCAAGTGCAGTTCTGGATAAACTGTGTTCCCTAAAGAAGTACTATCTTTAGTGTACCAAATTCTATCAGTACTATCTCTACCAATACTGGTTATTTTATAGGATAAAGTATTTGCTGTTTCCCATCCAGTAGCTGAGTTAAAAGCAATAATTAAAAAACTATAATCGTCATTAAGACCTATAAGCGTTTCTTCATCGTTTAAAAATATATGCGACTGCCAAGGAAAGGGTAATACCTTCTTACTATGAAATGTAAAGAGCCGAGGATCTGCAGCATCAATTTTCCAAGTTAATAGGGTTTTTATTATATTATTAGTGGTATAATACCTAGGAGCATCAACCCAGATAAGCGTAATATATCTTTCCCCATTAAATTCAAATAAATGATGAGTAACGATAGAAGTGCTGTTAGAAGAATTGTTCTCCCTAAACATCCCCGGATATAGACTATTGTCAATGGTAGCATTCCAAGCATCAACACCGCTGGATTTACCAGTAAATCCTACAGATTGTCCTGCTCCTGCCTGCATTATAACATCAGTTTGTACAGTGAAGGAATCATCCGTAGTATCCCACGTCCATAGATCGGGGTGATAGTCACTATTATCGTCAATATAAACGGCGTACCAAAGTTTTGTGTTTCCTGTACCATCTCTAGGGTCAGTCATAGTTCTACTAGGTTTAGTAGGCACATGATATGAGGTGATGTTAGCAAAGTTTCCTCCGGCTGTAGTACCATCACTCGTTAAATCATTTACATCGAGTCCTCCAGCTAGTCGGTAAGCACTCGCCATAGAATCACCACTAATCAGGATATTCGCGGTGGACTGGGACGTGCCCGTACACTTATATACTCTCGACTTATAGGCAACGGTTGGGCTGCCGCTGGGGCTATTAGAGTTATAAACGTTGACAAATAAAGGCTGAGCATCAACACTGCTTATTCCTAGGAAAGAAGTAGAGGTATAGTTAACAAAAACATAGCCTGAGGTGAGGTTTTGAACGCCTGGCCAGTTAATACTGTACCCTCTCATTATCCTATCGGTATACCATTGATTAGTGGTATTATAGTACCTATATAGACCCCCTATCTGATTACCCGGACTGTGATAATATAACCAATAAGAAGAATTTCCCGGTCGAACGATGCTGGTGAGAGTGGGAGAATAACTCACGCCTCCGGAAAAAGCAATATCACTTAAGTCTTGAGACTCAGATACTCCCAGACTCGTCAAGGTTATCGTGGCGCTCTCGGCCTCAGCGCCTGTCCAGGCGAAAACTGCATCAGAGGACCCATTATTCATAACAAATACGTCAGCTTTAGCTTTATAATTTCTATCCATAGACATCCAAAACTTATGCTGATGCAAATTTGTATAGCTCGTGGGGGTCGTGACGGTATAGTTATCAAAGCCCACATAGTCTTTTGATAGAGCCATCTGGTAGCCCGGCCTATTATAATTCTGCTTGGTATTACTTGCTAGACCATTTGCATTCGCAGTGGTGGTTGCAAACTTTTTATTATAGATAGGGCTTAGAGTAGAAAAGTCATGCTTATAATCAAATAAATATAAACCATCATTTGAAACTCGTGGGTCTTCTAGGATTACGAATTGACTAGTATTTCCTTTATAATCATAAATTTTAGCCATTTTATTGTACCTCCTCTAATTCAGCATCTGGAAAAAGATCTAAAAAAATCTCTACTCCTTGCTCTTTTGATGTGATAGGATTCTTATAGGTTGCTCCTTTACGTGGATCGTACGCAAATCCTTGCATCGAACCAAAAGGGCAGTTATGCTCTTCGTGTTCTTCATCATCGGCCTCTGTTAAAGGACTAAAATGTATCTCCCATAAACCCTCGGTTAAACTTACAGTTGCTAAATGGTCGTGAGTACAACGCTCTATAGCAATACTG